CAGGCTCCCAATTGAATAATCCCTCGTACGTAAGTGCGGGGGATTTTTTCGTTCTAGGCTTTAAACAATTAAGGCGGCTCGCTAACGCTCTAGATTGCTCGTTCCCGACGCAATCAACCGACTGCATCCATGCAGTCGACCGCTAGGCTCCCATGCTAACCCCTTGCACATGGTGCGAGGGGTTCTTTATTGCCTGGAATTTAACACCTGACTCTTCTTAACACCTTTTTACGTTTGGAATTCAGCAAAACAATGACCACGCTCACTAATGTGGCCCTTCTAGACCTTCTACCTTCCTCTTTCTATGATCTATCTGATGTTATACTCGTAATAATAGATGGAACAAATAGCGTGAAGAACTTTAAGAGCGTTATGAATTTTAAGGCAGCGTAAATGATCGACTTTTCAGCACTAAACAGAGACAACAATCTATATGCTTTAGAAGGCTTACCTTTAATCACGGTATACGATGACAATTTTTTTGTTAGGAATGACTATGATGTGCTTTCTATTGGCCAACGCAAGTATGTTATTTCATTTTTTGAGTCCCTAGGTTTTACGCAAAAAACAGGTAAAACATTAACTAAGGGGAGTGTAACTATTCACATACCTAAACCAAATTCCAACTTAGCGGTATCTTCTTTCGATACTAAATTCTTAGAGTCAGATAGTAACAACTATTATTGTGTGACCCCCACCATGTTTGCAGAAGCCCTATTTTATAAACTAAAAGATACAAACTATATAGATACTCGAAAAGTCATTCGTCGGTTAATTAAGAAATGCCCATATAATATAGAGTGGTTGAGGGATGTAAGTTATCACTCACCTATAGAAGGTATAACAAAGTCTAGTTACCAAGACTTAATAGATTACCAATCTTTTATTGTGAAGAAGCGTTACAAAAAGAAGAAGGCGCTATAACCATCTATAAATAAAATTTACCTATTTAGTTAGGTACAACCAGAGTTTTTGGTAGACCGTTATAGCGAACGTATGCAAGAAAATAGTAATACTACTCAACAATATTTAAAGTCCGTTCAATAAAAAGGCCACGATAAACGTGACCTTTACGATCTTTACCTTCATAAACACCTTCGGTTGATGTTTTGTTCCAAACGGTTCCCATATTTAAAAGGTTTACGAAAAGTCATTAGATAAAGTGCCACTGAGAATAAGAACTGCAACCATCAGGCTTGATGTTAATTTAGCTAATTTATTTCCTCCGTATAGAATTTATATTTAGCTAGCTCGTAAATGGTAGAATCAGATTCCAATTGTCGACAATTAATAATACTGAACCCTAAATTCTGTTTTTTTAGAACATAATTAAATAACAAAGCAAAATGCTAGGAAAGTCTATTGAGGTCTGGTTGGCAGTGTTATAATTAACTACGCTTTTTATGTTCGTATTTTTAAAATTTTTAGGGTTTTTATGTCGTCAGTTGCTAAATTAGACCGCCGTTTTTGCGTAGCGCCAATGCTTGATTGGTAGGATATTCGCTCTTAGCCCTTTTAAGTCGGGAGTTGTTAAAAACGTGTATCCCTATTGTATCACCGTTGTTTTTAAAACTGCCTAAATAGGAGCTGGATTGTCATCGTCTAAGTAAACTCTTTCATCATAGGCAATTGCTTTTACTGTCGCGCTATCTGTTCCGCTTGGGTTAATGTCAGTAATTAAAACTGGATAACACCATCGCTCAACCGTCCCAAACATAAATAATGGTAATTCTGTGGCTCCATCAAATATGGGGGTAAAATCTAAAGGTCGGTCTAGTCTTATTTCAAAGTCATCTGATGTTTTGGTTACAGTGTACGTACCAGACATTTCCCCATCAGGTTTACGAATCGCTAATAAGTGAGGGCCGTCTGACCAATCCAGAACCTGGTCTACTTTAATTGTTTGGCCAATCACTTCTAAAACTTTTCCGGTTTGACTAAAGCCAGGTATGTCGTCGGCTAATGCGCAATAAGATAAGTAGCTGCTATTCAATGCATCCATTTCGGTTTTAAAGTTATAAACTGTTCGTCTAAATCGCTTAGCTCGTCGTTTTCTCATGCCGAACTGCCACGCTTTGTCTCTGTTAGTGATACCAAATGCGCGTACACGTTCTGGTTTGATTGCTTCATCTCCATCGAGCAGACACATTACTGTTTCAGATTTCCACGTTTGATCACTGAAATATTCTACTTCAATACCGTCCGGTTCATCTTCATCGATTAACTTGATATCTTGGCTTAAACCTTTCCCCATCATATTCTGAGGTTGGTACATCTGCTCGTATACTTCTCGAGGCTCATCTCTGACCGGTATTATTTGCCCATAATCGAGCGTCGGCTCTGCGTAGCCAACCGCCAGTACTCTTTTTAGTACATCAAAAAGTGTGCTTGGGCTGTCAAAAACGCCATTGAATTTGTCATTCCTGTTTTGCCAGGTCTGGTCCAATAAACTTAATGAGTCTAAATCCAATTCTGAATCAGAATGACCGACGTCTTTTACGATGTGCGCGAACGCTGGTGAAATGTCATTTGTTATTTGATTACTAGTCCAGCTTTGCAGTTCCGGATCCCACGTAGGCAATTTACGTGTAACTAATAGATTTAGTTTGTTTTCAGCATTTCTTGATAAATTATTGGTACCTTTAATTTTTAAAGCAATAATTGTAATGTCGTCATAACTATCTACTGTTTCTAACTCTGATTTCAATCGTGTCCACTTAACTAAGTCATAGATTCTAGTGTCGTCGACCGATGCTGAAGTGCGTTTAATCCGTACCTCGGGTCTAATACTTTCTGATAAATCTATTGCTAACGTTTCTGCAAGCTGATCATTAGTTGAATTGGTGAAGGAATGGGTGACGGTTGTCCATTCCAATGTGTTTTCATCTCTGTATTGAATCTCAACATTGACGGTTCGACTTAAAAAGTTACCATCGTCATCGAGTTCACCGAGACCTTGAGGTAATTCAAAATCAATATAAAACTTATTGGTTTTCTCTTTTTCTGGACAAACAAAATAGGGGCCAGCATGATCTCCTGACCCATCTAATGGCTCAATGTCTGCAACTACTTCATTTTGACTAGTAAACTCTACCCACGTTGCGTCATCATCACCTTGAGCATCAACCTTTTGCATCGTGCCTGTAAATTCATCTTTGGAAACTACTTTAAATAGCCCATCATTTGGCTCGCCTACACTATCGATTGAAAGTATATCTCCAACGCTGTAAGGAAATCTTGATATTTCAGGGTATGGTTCGAATTTTGGGTTTGATCTTCTAATTTTACTTGTTAGAGTTTTGTTTTGAAATGTCCAGTATCTCTCACTTCCTGATGTATTAGTTGCAACAGCGCCTTCTAATTCGACGTCAGATACTTCTTTTGATGTATAAATATTCCTATGAGCATCATGCGATGTGACATTCTCGCCTGGTTCAAAAATATCTAAATCGTAGTCGCCCGAATATCTATTAATAGGAGTGTCACCAATATAGATTTCACTTTCGTTAATTTCATAACTACCTACTCCAACAGACATAAACAGAGATAAGTATTGATCGTTGCTGATGTATTCGTAATGAGGCTGGTTAAGTAAATCAGGGTAAACTTTGTGATTGCCTAAAACTTCAGGAATGACTCCCATTAATTTCGGGCGGTTACCTTGTGCATTCACTTTGTAAATGCTACTGCCATCTGGCGTGGTTTCGTTATAGTTGTCTGGGATTTGGTTCATTGCATAAACTGCTGCGCCAGCTGCTACAACAGCAACAACTATAAAAGCAATCGTCATTGGCTCTTTAGCTTCAACAACGACTTCAACCAAATCATTTTCCTTTAAAATATATGAAGCCCAATCTACCTCGGGAAAATCAATGCCATTTATTTTTGCTGAGAAAAGTTTTGTTGCTTCATTATTATTGTTCATGATACCGGCGTGATAATCAGGTATAGATTCTAATAAGTAATCTTCAAAACTATGGCCTAAGCTTAAATCAATTTCTTCAAACAACTTATTATCAAACTTGTCTGGGTACACTCTTAATTTTGCTGACATATTTATAAAACTCTACTTTTGAATACTTTCGTTTAAATGCTTTTAATTCGGTTATCGAAACGCCATGGCGCTTGCTGATCTCCAAAACCATCAGTTTATTATTTACTTTGATACAAATGCCGACATGCAATAAAAGAGGACCTCGAAAGCCCGCTGCAACAGAGAACTCTTCGGCTTTGAATGGAATGAAATGTTCAACTTCACTTTTAAATGATTTTGTTAGGCTTGCTTTATCGTCAGCGTTGACATGTCCGTAGGATTCTAGAAGTGGACCTCCCATTTCCTTGTGCAGCACCCAACGCACCAAACCCCAACAATCAAAGCCTTTCTTGCATCTACCTCCGTTTATATACGGAATTTCGATATAAGAGTTGGCCCAATGTTCGTTAACCAAAATACTTTAGCCCAGGTGCAAAGGATGGTGTATATCTTCGTCTTGGCCAACCACGATTGACAAGATCATTAAAGCTTGCAACAACTTGAATACTGCTAGATGTTACTTTTGCGGATACGGCAACCATTTTATAGGGAGCTGCACCCGGTTCGCTCAGGTCTAAGTCTGCATAAACGCGATAGATAACGTGAATTTTACCCCCGCTTTCAACTGCTGCATTTAAGGCATGAAGTGCTTCGCCGGTTACATTATCAATTTGGAAATTTAGATTCTGTTGACCTTTAAGCGTCCGGTTTGGTAAAGAAACACCAAACCCTGAAGCTTTAAAAGTCACAGACTCTTGTTCCTCTGTCATTGCCGTTAAATCATCAAAGCCTTGGCAGAATAAAATCCTGCCAGGCGGGTGATTTTCTACAGCAAAAGCAGGGTGCTTAATTTCCAATGTGTGGTGAATTACGCCTCCTGCTGAGGCGTATAGCTGTTTTAAGACTTGGCTCATGGTTATTCCCAGTACTTGAGGAACGCCCAAACTTCATCGGCCATTTGGTAATAGCCGCTATCATTGGGGTGAACACTATTAGTATTTCTAAATACGGTAGAATTACTTCTACTACTTACATTGCTGATTATGTTGGGATAACCATGTATTGGATCTATTGTGTATTGCACAGGACATACATATATTTTTTGGTCTTCTAAGTTAGCGTAGGAATCAACCATAACTTGATTGTAAATTAGTATGTTCCTCTTATATCTGTTCCTGAATTGACCACTACCATAGTTTTGACCAAAGGCACTTTGCCCTTTGCATGGAGGTATTGTTGTCATAATCGCAACGCGAATTGCAGAGTTATGAGAATGGATTTCATCTATTAAACCATTCAACTTTTGAACATTATCAAGAGCAACCGTTGTCGCACCAAGATCGCTCGATTGACCAAAAACGTCATTAATTCCAAGGTGGATAAAAATCCAGTCAGAAGAACCAATCGTTATATTGTTTTCCTCCAAATAAGATGAGAAATCTATTTTTTGAGTATTGTCATTCCAAAATGGGTTACCGCTCGCTAATTGCCAACTATCAAAACCTATTGTGCTTTCCCCTGACCCAAAGTTTTTTATCATCGAACCGGAAGATATTGGTTCACTAGTCCCATTGATTTTTTCAAAAATAATATAACCACTTCCGTTTTCTAAGTGATTTTCTTGTACTTTGTAATCGCAACTATTATGAGAATAAACTGCACTATTTATTGCAGGTTCATTTGTTACACCAGAGACATTAAATCGGTAGAAAACACGACCTGCCGTAGTGTAATCATCAACTCTCCAACCTCCTCTACCTTCATGTTTTGTGCTCCCAATACCCACCGTGCCAATGGTCTCAATATCCATCACATCACTATTAGATAAATTTATTAATTCGTTAATGTATTGCCCCCCTGCAGTAGTACTATCCCCAATAAATAAACAGCGACGGTTTACTGCTGAACCAGAGTTTGCACCCGCTACCCGAACTTCTAATTCCTTTTCTGCCAGAACATTACTGATTGTAGGTGAGTCATATAATTGCAGTCTTAAGTTTTTATTGGATCTATCGGTGGATTCTAGACGGAAACATTCATCTAAATGCTGTCCTTGAGAGCAGGCAACATCCCAAGTATAAAGTTTATAATCTTCGGCAATTATATTATCAAAATATAAGTTTATTTGATGGCCCTCCATTGCGTACAACAAATCAGGTCCATACATTTGAATTGTCAATTTATCTAGCTTGGTAGGTATTTCAACTGAAGAACGGATTTTATATTTATAGTCAATAACAGCATTGTTTAGAGTAACTAGCTCTATTCCTAAAGGTGGATTATTAGTCGTTGATATCCAGTTAACTCCATTGTTGACTGAATGGTAAGAATTGCCAGAATAATTATTTGGTAACCCTGTTGATTCTCCACATGCAGCTTGGCCGCCATTAATATTAACGGCTCGAAACGTAACTCCCATTACACTCTGTATAAAATCGCTCGAGCTGATAGTTATGTTTTCATTTGTCGTTGGATGTTTTAACAAAAAGTATAAGTCACTTAAAATATCTTGGTCTGAGTCCACTTCAATTTCTGCGATTGCTATTACAGTACCGGTTTGACAATTTCCATCTTTAACTTCAACTTTTATTTTGTGCCAGCGGTCTTCTTCAGAGCTAACAGATTCTCTAGCCAGAAATGGTAATCTAACCGAGTTAAAGCTGCCGGTAATGATATCCATATCAGCACCCCAGCCGCAAAACGGACTTGATCTGCGTCTATAGCCCGGGCCATTAACAGTGTTTTCCTTTTTTCTTGAGTCATATTTTATGGTCGAAGTTTTTAATATTGTATTTTTTAAATCTTTATTGATTTCTGATTCTGAAAGTTTTAAATCTCCGTTATAAACATATTCATCACTTACATTTATGTCAGATAAAAACTCTGTCTCAATAGCAAGACTCTTATTTCCGGAATAACCAGCCCAAGCCTCGTTTGCTAATGTCTTATATTGGCTGCTTCCATCAAAACCAGTTACCGAAGCTGTGGCATTTCCAGCTGCAGTAGGTTGTCCAAATTCATCTTCAACCCAAAATCCAACCCAATATACATTTGGTAAATCGTTTTCAGTTAAGGTTACATAGCTTTTCCCATCTAAAGATTTCAATGGGATTTTTAATGCGCCAATTTCTTTCCCTTTTTTTACCGAAATAGAACCAGCGGCCAATACTTCACCCGATGAGTTAAGCTCCCTAACCTCAGCATAGACTTTACTTATAAACCTGCTATCGTCTGATATAGAAGTAGGAATGCCAGGAATACTAACGGCATTTATCGATTTACCTATTTGCTTTTGTAGTGTCTGCCCATAACCAGAAATGCCGTCTTCAATTCCTCTGACAACAAATTCGTATTCTGAAAAGGCGCCATTAGATATTTGAATATTTGAATATCCAACTTTTGTGGTGATATCAAACGAGTTCATTATATTTTTTAGGTCGGCGTCGATATTATTAAAATCAATAAAACCTTGGCTATTTACGCTACTTATATTGAAAAGCTCTAATGGGGGGTAATAGTTACCACTAACAGATGCATTTATCCATGACGTTAAATCGTTTCCAGGACCATTCGTTAAATACATTTGACGATACGCATCTGGGTCACTTACGTTAATATATCCCGCTATTTCATCAGGCATCAACCTTGATGTTTTATCAACCACATCCATTGAATAATATAATATGCCTGCAGGCGTATGCTCTGTGCTTATTGCTTTGTTTAATGGAACCCAGCTAAACCCTGAGTTGGTTGTAATAACTGTCGTTTCCGATAAAAGAGTTAATTTGTCTGATGACCATAGTCTGACTCTGAGCGGAGATCCAGCATGCTCTATGTTGTAATAAATTTTAATTAGGTTGAACACAGAACCATCCCAATTAAAGGGTGCTGCCCAACCTGTGAATGTTGAATATATTTCACGACTGCTGGTTACATCTCCGGCTTTATACACTCTTTGTTTTTCTGAAACAGTTAGACCAAATATTTGGTTCGACAGTGGGGTAACAACTGTTGAAGCACCTTCTGATACTTTTAGTCGATTTGAAAAAGCAGTAAAAGGATCATAACTTGACTTGTTCCAGCTTGAATTTGAATAACCATACAGACCATTTAACTCTGTTGTATCATGCCATACCTCGGCAAGTTCGCCATTTGGTGGCGCACCTGCTGCATCCATTTCGGCTTTTGTTTCGTAACTCAACCGTCCTTGAACCATTGCTTGTATTGAAGAAAACTTCTCTTTAATAGCCTTAGAAATCGTGTCTTTACTTTGGCCGTTAATATTGACCGTTTCAGACTCGCTACCTGACAAGACTGAATCCAAACTATCTATTAGATTTTCTAATTGACTTATTAAGCTAAAAAAATTGCTGCTCATATTATTATTCCTGGTAAGAGTCTAAGGCATCTGAGATGCCGGTTACGAATTCGTTTATTGAGTTTGGCTTTAACATTTCTGTTACTGTGCTTTCTTCTGTTGGCACCTTGCGTTTTCTAATTTCTAAATTTGCGGAGTACTTCCAATAACCATCGTCATACGATACTGATTCGAGAGGGTTCGTTATGAAGCGAACCTCGTGCTCGATTACACCTTCTGGTGTACGAATTGGCATCACAAACCAATTAACGGTGTCGTTTGTGCCATGGACAACAAACCCTTCGAATGCGATAGCGCTGTTGCCGTCTAACTTCCACTTAGCAGGGAAAATAGTTGGTGTTGAAGTAAAGCGCTTTCTAACTCGAGCTGAGCCAGATGACATCGGTGTTCTTAAAAGATTTGATTGTTGAGATAATTGATAGTTTGAAATTAACGGAAGTTTTAGTGATTTTGGATATGAGATTAACGCCATTATAAACCCTGCCTTTGTAATCCGTAATGACTTTCAAGTGCACCAGAAGCAGAGCCACCTTCTCGAATGTTACTAACGAACACATCAATAACATCCTCTCCTGACATTTCTCTTTTAGAGTTTTGACCGGCTCTTGATGCATCTTCAATTAAGTTAATAGTAACTTTGTTTCCTAAGCTTTGGCCTTTTGTGTGATCGATAACTGTTTCTTTTGGGTGAACAATTGCGAACATTCCACCTTTGCCATCAACACCACCAATTCTGGCGCCATCTCCGGTGTAACCACCTCCATCGAAGGACGCTAGGGAAGATGCGGCGGAAGCAATAGCAGCTGCTGCTAAAGGTTGGGTTGCAGCCTCCGCTAATGCCGCCGCACCTGGTGCCATAGCTGGTCCAACAATTGGGATGGCTGCTGTTGAAGCAAACGCATTAATAGCTGCCAAATGCGCACCGGCTTGGGCCTGACCTGCAACTTGAGTTATATATGATGCTGAATTTGCTTTGCCGATAGTTTTCTCTAGGGCCCAAAGTACAGTTCTTTGAGTTCCAATTTCAACAAGCGTTTGGATCATCGACTTACCAAAGCTTACTGCAATGTTTTCAACTAAGTTGCCAAAGCCTTTCCATTCGAAAATTGAATTGGTTATATTATTTGAAACGTTTCGAGAGAAGTTTGATAACGTGTCGGCCCATAGCTCATCGGTAATTGCAGAGCTGTTTCTTACTGATTCTGTGTAGCTAGACCAAAAATCATTGTTTTGCTCTCCTAGGCGTTCTTTATGCTGTAACTCGAGCTGCTCTTTGGCAACTCGGTACTCTTCTTCTATCTCTTGAGTTGCTAGATTTTTATCACGTAGTAGCTGAATCTCAGCGTCCATCTTTTCAACGAGTCGGTTGTATTTACGGTTTTCCAACTCAATTTCGTTGCCTTCAAGCTCTAGTTGAGCTTCATATATTTTTTGGTATTGGCTACGAGCTTTTTCAACTAGAGCATCAACTTTACCGCTTGAATCATTTTCGTTATTACTCGAATTGTCCCCAAGCAATAAGTGGTTTAAATCGTTTTTCCCTTTCTTAACTTGTGCTTTAGCTTGAGTTTCAAATTTTTGCTGAACATCAGCAATCCATGCACCAATCTTTTCAGATGGCATAGGCGCGGCAAGTAGGTCTTCTAGTTCGCCAGCTAATTGATCAGTGGTACCGGAAAAACCATCTGCAAAAGCCTGCATATCTTTGGTACTACTGACATCCATGCCCAGGTATTCAAGCATGCCACCACCGGCTTGATAGAGGCCATTAAACAATTGAACAGCACCATTGCCTAGTTCAGCAACGGCTTGTCTTAATAATAAGAATGTGACTTGTAAGCCACGTCCCATATCAGATAAGAAACCAAGTCCTTTGCCGACTTTTGTTACAACAGTTTGAGCTAACTGACCAAACCCACCGGCTTCTATTGCAGACTCTGTAAACATGTCAGAAATTGCAGCAACAAGTGGGGCGGTTTCTGTCGCTAATGCTTGGCCAAAGCTATGTGTCGACTTCTGAGCTCTATCAAAAGCGTCATTAGCAATTTCTACTTTGGCCGCATCAACTCTACTGATTGCAAGTCCCAGAGCTTCGGCTTCATTCATCATTGTTTGAATGCCATCAGCACCAAGATTTAACGTATTAAGTAACTTTACCCCTTCGCTATCAAATAGCTTTTGAGTTAAAAATACTTTTTGGCCTTGATCGCTTACATCAGACATTTTCTCGGCGATAAGTGCAAATTGCTCATCAGGACTTTTGCTTTTAATATCATCAATCGATATACCTAGCTGATCCAAAGCAACCTTTGCTTCACCCTTACCGGTTGCTGCAACTTGGCCAATTCGCCTTGTCATCCGTTGCAAGCCCATGTTTAAGCTTTCAGTGGATGCGCCAGTTTGTTGAGCTGCATGTTGCAAGCCGGAAAGAGCTTCAGTCGTTATGCCGAGACGATCAGCTGTTTTCGCTTGCTGATCTATAAATGCTGCATTTTTAGCATAAATAGCTGTAAATGCTGCAACGCCGGCTGTACCAAAGCCCGCCATAAATTTAGTGGTTGTGCCAACCATTTGGCGCGTTTTATCAGACCAAGATTTAGTGCTCTTATTGGCTTTTTTTAATTCAGCCGTAAGCTTTGCACTTTTACCTATTAAGTCTATTGTCAGCGTTGCGATAGATGCCATTTATGCTCTTCTTTTTGTTTTTCGCCAAGGACAATTGTTTAAAAAGGCTTCCGCATCGCGCCTTTTCTGCTCTTGTTCTATTTTTCTTTGTTCACTTCTGTCGAACGTCAATCCCATTTTCATGCTTTGATGTACGAGTCTGAGTTCGAGTTCTTCAGCGGGTAAACGTTGGCGTAGTTCATAGATGGAGCAACCCAAGTTGTCTGCTAGATTGCAGAGCGCGGCGAGCTCAGGTTGCTTTGTTAGTTTTTTTCAAGTTGTTCCAAGTTATCCTGCGACATGTTTGTATAAAACAAGCCAGTCGTATGGATCATTGCTAACTGAGAAACATCCATCTGCTTAGGCAGCTTTTTGGCTTCTTTGTCATTGAACTTGCCAAATAGCATGAAGTAGGTGTTGCGCTGAGCTAACTTTTCTAATTCCTTCGTGTCAGCTTCTTGGTTGCTAAAAAGCTGTCGTGCCTCGGTTTCATCAATTGCTGGTAATCTATGCAATAAAATCTTACCCACTCCAGGCACGTCAAACTCACGCTTAGAAGTTGGCAAGCCGCCTGACATTATTTGTTCAGCAGTAATCATGCCTTACTCCTTTATGCCGCAGAAACAGTAGTGAACTGCACTTGCTGCAACTTACCGATAACACCAAACATTTGTTTGCCTGACTCTTTGCCTGATTCACCACTAAAGTGATCTTGAGGGATATAGACAACCTCTTGAACTTCACCACTTGCTCGAGTGACTTTTAGAGTGATGTGTTCGCGCGCTTTAACTAAATCAGTAAATGCTTTTTGGTCAGCGTTACCCGGCTTATGACGAAACGCCAATTCAAAATCTTGATCTTCAGGCAAAGCCTTTTTGCTGTAAGAACGATTCGCTGCTGCAATGTCAGTATCGTCGTCCCATTGCTCACCTGAATTAATTTGAGGAATTACATCTAGACCTGGCAAAAAGGTATCGGCCGTTCCTACACCAGTTGTGCAAAACTGAAGTGTAGACTTATGTGAATCAACCGTTTCTGATGCTGGAGTTGTTACTGCTGATGGACTTGTCATGGTTTAAGCTCCGTTGCTTATTGTGTTGTAATAAAATGCGTAATCCAATGAAACGCGATACTTTTTTGCATCTTCGTCATAGCTTGGAATTCTGTTTTGTTTAAGTGCAAATTGGACTTTTATTAGAGTGTCTTTAAACGAAACAGTGTTAAATACACTATCAATTGTTTTGGCGATTTCAGAAGCTGTTAGTGGGTCCTTGCTGTAGCAATCAAATTGCACAGTTGCGTCGTTCTGTCCCTCATCCATATGCAAATCAAGATCAGGGTTATCGCTAATTATTCGTAACAAGACATAATTGCTTTTGGTATTGTGCTTCGTAGTTAAATAAAAATTATTACCAATAAGTAATTTTAATTCTGTAGACAACATTGCGTATCGACGAATAGAGTTCTCAATCATTTTGATGGTCTCTTTTGAATTTTTTGCTGCGCTTTAGCTATTCGCTTTGCCAGCCTGTCGTTAATAACGTGAAGTACTTGCTTGGTTCGTGTGCTGAATGCTTTGCGAATGAATGGGTGAGCATCCATTTTAGAAGTACCGTATTCGATAGGGACAATGTAAGGGACTTTAAACACCCCGACTTTTACGTGAGAGACAACATTTTCACCTATACGCTTTGTGACTTTTCCTTTGCCTGTCATTCCTCTTATTTTAATTCGAGACTTGAGGAAGCCTGGTCTGATCGTGACTCTTTGACCTTTTTTATTTTTAACAAAACGAGTCACAGATGATTCGGGTGCGTTACGTCTCATGCTGTTTTCATACTTCTTGGCGCCATCTTTAAGCGCCAACGTCATCATTCCTGCAGCTTTCTTGGTACCTACTTCTTTAGCTATTTCCAAAAGAGCTTTTTCCATCTCTTTTAGGCCTTTGACGTCAATACCAATATCAAGCATCAGTGATCTCCCTTGCGAGAATTTCAGTTAACTCAAAAGCCTCATCTACATTCACTGGTTTACCGATAATTTCAAAAATTCGGCCTTTGTGATTAATTCGGTGAGTCGGTTTTATTTTTGCTGAATAACGACAAGTAATTACATAATTTATTTCACCGGTGACCTGTCCGCTCTTCACCGACTCAGAAGGTTTGCCCGCTTTTATTTTTGCCCATTTAGAAAAGTCATTTTCCCAGATTGGATGATTGTAACCATCATCAGATAAAGTACTTTTTTCGAAGAAAACTTTCTTATTGAGCGAGCCAGCTGCGGGTCTAGTCATAGCAATTGCACCGATAGTTCTGAGCAAATAGCTTTAAATGCGTTTGGTGTTTCATAAAGTTGCACTGGAGCAGTGTCTTCTCGGTTTCGAAACCAATCTGCAATCAAAATAAGAATCGACTGTTTAGCTAATTTGTAGTTGTCTTCGTCAGAAATAGAAGCTGCGTCAATTTGATCTGCAGCAATTCCTGCATGGCCAAAGACACACTCTATTTGAACTGCATCACTGACTTTATAGCCAACTGCTGGCCAACTGCCACCAAGTCTAGGTGTAATTACAGCGGTTAATCCGTGCGATACAACTCTGTATTCGCTAGGATCAATAGTCACTAATTGACCTAAACCATTAATATATTTAATCGAAGTTATGCTCCGCAAAGGGGTAAGAGGTAAACAAATGTCAGTAGTGAATTTAGGAAGCGCAAGCTGCCATGTTTGTTCTACTAACAAGCGGCCCGTCATAGTTTCGAAGCGTTTTCTTGCTGCAGGGATTAGAGTACTTAAATAAGTCTCGTCATCGCTGTCACTATTAGTATGAGCATAAACATCTTCTAACGTTACCGGCTCTGCTTTTGGTGCACTTACTATTTTACGGAGCATATTCACGATTATTTCTCGCTATCGTTGTTATTGCCTTTTGAATCGTCTTTAGATGAATCATCATCTTGATTTTCATCATTTGACGGTTCGCTAGTTTCATTGACAGTAACTAACTCAGCACCTTGCGCTACACAATATGCCACTTCTTCGTCTTCGGTCGATACTTCGCCTTTTTCTAGAAACGGCTTTAGCACCTTCTCTGACGCTTCGATGACATCGTTCGGTTCGAACTTTAAGCCACAACAAGTAATAGTAACCAGTACTCGAGCTGCTAATAATTTAGTTTTTTTAGCCATGGTATTTCCTAACTAATAGAATTGAAGTGCCTGCTACCAGGCACTTATTAATTTACCTAACGATTAGGTAGCGCTGTTTTGGTAGTACTTAATCGCACCACCCACATCGATGTAACGACCACCTGAACGCATGAACGCTAAGAAGCCAACTTGGCCCTTGCGGCTATACGCACTGTCAGTGAATCGGAATAGCAACATTTGAGAGACGTCGCGAACGATGTACTTAGAGAAATCACCAAAGGCAAGTGATTTGGCATTTGCTCCCATTACAGGCATGTGCTGGTTAATCGCATACGGACGACCTAAAATCGCATTCGGTTCGCCGCTTTCAATACCAGGCAACCAAAGAGGACGATTTTGGTTGTCTTTCATTTTCTTAATAACTTTAAGTGTTGAGTCGTTCATCATGAAACCACACTGGCCGCTACGACGATAAGCAGGATCAACGCTGTGTTCTAAATCGACTAAATCATCAAAGGTAATTATTGATGTTTGGCCAGAAGAACCAACTTTACCCGCAGTGATATCAGCTAATAATCCATGCGGTTGGTCAGTACCGGTACCGTTCATGAATGCATCTTCTGTTGTTCGGCCGATACGGTCACCAATCAATTGATTGATGTAACCTTCAAGGTCGAAGCGAGAGTCTTGAAGTAGTTGGAACGGAACAGCAATGACTTTAGAGCTAACCATATGCGTGTCGATGTTGCGTACACCAAAGTTAGTATCTTCGTTTGCAGATGTGCCGTTTTCACTTAGCCATTCACCTGTTTCTGACGTGGCATCAGACGTTGGCCATGGAATACGAGAACCTGACTCAGTTGGAACAACTGTTGCCAATTCACGCATACCACCGTATTCAGAAAGCGCTTGAGAAATACCAGGTGCAATTTCGTCAGACGTTAAATAACCGCCTTCTGCACCATTGCCTGTACTCATTGTGTTTTGTGGTGAGTTGATGCGGTTTTGAACGGCTTCACGTTGCTCTTCATTAAGAGCAGACATACCACCACGCATCCACGAGTCATAAGCTTTCTTCTCATTTTCAATGCGAGATTCTGCTTCATCTGTTGAGATGCCGTCACGGTCAGCACGGTTTTGTGTGTTCAATTTTGTTTTAGATGCTAAATCTAATACTTTTTGATCACGTTCTAGTTCGCCATCTAACTTCTCGATGTCAGTAACTAAAGTATCGTACTTTTCTTGGTGAGACTTATCCCAAGCTTGATCTTTAGGGTGATCTTTAACTAGCTTGTTGAGATTGACAGCCAATGATTTGCGCTGTTCACGTTTTTGCTGGATTGACATAGGAATTATCCCTTTTGATTTTTAGATATAAAAAAAGCACCTTAAAGGTGCCTCGGTCGGTTGTTTGCCAGCGCAAGCTAGCTTGTTACCCGCAACATATTCGCGAATCTTTCTAAGCGTTCACGCTGCGGAAATGGATCTTCAGGTTCTTGAGGTTCTGGTGCATTTTCATATGCTGATAGGTCCCAATTTTTGCGGCCTTTATTAGCAATGTTATTGCTACCGGTGTTTCGTTGAATGATTTGCTCTGCAAAGCCATGCTCTACTGCTTCTTGCGCAGTAAACCAAGTTTCTGCCTCCATCCATTCTCTAATTTGAACATCATCGACACTTGTATTGTTGACGTAATCAGCAACGATAGTGTTATCAATTTTGTCTAGCATTTCTGCTGTTTTTCGAAGTTCAGTTGCATTGCCAAAGCCAACTGTCCAAGCATAATGAATCATGTACATGCCTGACTCTGCTATCTCGATAGTATCACCGGCCATTGCGACACGAGTGGCTGCACTTGCTGCAACACCGTCAATATGAACGTGAATTTTTGCAGGGTGAGCAATCAGTGTGCTGTAGATTGCTGTTGCTTCAAATACGTCACCACCAGGACTATTGATATATACGTCAATGTCCGTTGCATCTGGAATGCTTAACAGAGCTTTTTTAACCATTTCAGCTGAAACACCCCACCAAGGATCAATAACATCGTAGATTAATATCGCTGACCGATTATCATTATCTGCCGCAAGTGGTGAGTTCTTCACTACCTTAAAATCGGTTTCAGATCTGTTATTGCAATTGGCCTTAATCAGGGCCATTAACTTTCTGCTGTTATTCATAGGGCTAATCCGCTTTGTTGTTTATAGTTGGGTCGTATGGAAGGTCATATCGTTTATCATCGATACGAGGTAAGTTCTCAAGCTTTCTAACTTCGTTTATAGCAATCCAACCAGGACCTTGTGAGCCGCCAATTGCTTGACGATAAGAATCGTTTCGCTCTTTGAGCGTTAATCGCATTAAATTAGACGTAATAAACTCAGCAAAGAATGTTGAACCGAGGAAAAGCTTTCTGTTTATTTCTTGCTCGAATCGATTTAAGTGAGGGCCAAGAGTGTATCGAACAAATGACAATCCAATTTCGCCGATCCCAGAACCCCACGATGTACTCTTTTGTTCCTGGTTTACCATGAACGAAGGAAGTCCGAAAGCGCGCGCAATATCTGTGATTTGAAACTCTCTTGACTCGAGCAGCTGAGAGTCTTTGGCAGATACGCTAAGCTCTTTTATGTCAG